CCTTGCACAGTTGTGACTGGCCGTGAAGGTAACGTGGCGCCACAGGTCTTTTCTTGTAAGGCTGATAAACAATGGCTTTCTTGCAGTTTTTGCAAAAAAGAAGTCCGGCAAGCGGATTTTGCAACTTGAAGTTTGCTTTGGTCTTGTCACTGTAAAAGCGTGATGATGCATCCTTGAATGTTTCTTCGTCAACAAGCCCATTGTGCTTGCCGTCATAAAGCATATAGTGTTCTGTATGATTGGATCGTGGGCGGCTTGTCACCAGTTCGCCATTGACCATTGTTTTGACCTGCATTCGGTCATTCCATCTGACTTTTCCAGTATAGGTTGGATTGCAAAGAATGGTTTTGATTGTTGCTGTTGACCATTCTGAATCACCTTGATATGTCGGAATTCCCATGCTTGTCAGTTTTCGTGCAATGGTGCCAGGTGTCAAATTCTTTTTGACAGTCCATTCAAAAATCTGTCTGACAATTGGTGCTTCGTCTTCGTTTTCAATCAAAGTTCTTGATGTCTTTGTTTTTAGTATGTCATAGCCATAAGGTCTATAACTGCCCATATAATTGCCTTCAACAACAGCTTGTTTTCTTCCTCGATCCATGCGTTTTTTGATCATCTTATATTCACGGCGTGACATGAACAGTTCAAATTCCATGTATTCTTCATCGTCATGATTGTGGGCAACGTCATAAACCTTTGTTGGCGTGACAACCAAGATTCCACTGTTTCTGTTGGCATATTTCAGACAGTCCATTATGATTTGCGCATCACCTTGGCTTCCTCTTGAAAGCCTGGTCACTTCAACAACGATGATTCCCCGATATTTTCCGGCATAGCAGTCTTTGATTAACTCTTGAATTTGTTCCCTGGCTTCAATGGTTTCACCAGACACAATTTCTTGATATATCTTTTCTACATATAAACCTTTTCTGGCCGCAAGCTCGGTCAGAATTTTTTTATGTCTTGCGAGTGTTTCACCTTCACCTAATTTTTCAGCTTCGGCATCAGCACGGCTTTTTCTTAAATAAATCGCATATCTGTCCATTGGTGGATGCAATGCTTCTTCGATAGTGTTGTTTTGTTCAAATACAGTCAAGATGAACACCTTCTCGTTTAGTTTTTAGTTTGTTTGTGGTGCAACTATTTTATCAAGATATTTGTCGATCAGTTTTCCTTTGCGGTCATTTTCAAGCCGCCAATATTCGCTGTCTGTACGAAGCCTTTTGACTTCATCAAGCAGATAATCAACTTTCTTTTGCGCTTCATTTCTGATCTGCTGCGCTTCTGAACGCAATTTCTGAACTTCGTCATGCAGATAGTCAATCTCTTTCTGGTCTTCTTCACGGATTGCTTGCATTTCTGCTTTATAGGAAGAATGTATGTTATCAAGTGCAGACCTATAATCCTTATTATCATCAAGTACACGTTCTAATTCTTTTAAAGCTTCACTAAGCTTTTGATCGTTGTTCGGCAAAGTTTCTTCAAAAGCAAGATAGCAAGGATATTGATTTGATGATCCGATGATGGCATTTTCAATTCTTCTGGCCGTATCTCGCATAATATCCTGGTCACTTTTTAGAGCCATAAGCTGTTCAATTCTTTTGACTGACATTTCAGCTTTGTCTGCTATTTCTTGATTTGTCAAACCTTTAAGTTCTTTCATATCTCGCATGAATTCGCACCAACGGTGCAATTCCATTGCTGATGTTCGTGCGCCGTCACAACTAACACCAATATGGTGGCAAGAAAGACATCTATTGTAGGGCTTGTTAGAACAATTTGACTTCACTTTCATAAAAATACTCTCCATTTTATAACTTATATTTCTGTTAAGCCCGATTATAAAGAAAAATCAACGCCGTTATCTTTCAGTAATTTTCCTTTATTTTTGGCTGTGATTTCAAATCATAAAATGATAGGCTGTTATCAGGTCAGGGATGGCCTATCATTCCTTCCTTTCGGTTGGCGTGGGGGTGTGTAGTTGGCGCTGCCGCTCCCACAAACCGCCCTTTCGGCAAGTTGTAATGATTTTCTAAGCTTTCCAACAGTTTCCGATTGTTTTCGATATTTCCTTTATCGTATAATTTAGCCAAGAACAAATGTTCTGAATATTTTTTTATGCTTGAAAGGCGGCAATCATATGACAAAAGACGAACTAATAAACCTGTTGGATAATTTAACAGAAGGACAATTAGAATATTTACTTCACTTAGCTAAATTACTTTTCCGATAATCTACGAACTAAATCTTTTACAGTTCGTTTATCATTTTTAGATAATATAGAATATGATTCAACCAATTCACGCAAATCACTGTCCGTAAGCACTCTTGCGCTCAATTCGGCCGCTTCTTTAGGGTTTGATTCAATGATTAAGTCAGATCCCTTTAGATTAAGAGCAACCGCCAAGTTTCGCAAGGTGCTTCTTTTTATATTTACTACACGGCCGTTTTCATATTTGGCAATTGCTGATTTCTGAACGCCAACCAACTTCCCCAATTCTTCTTGTGTTAGGCCTTTTGCAATGCGTGCTTCTTTAATCATTTGACCAACTTCCAATGTGTTCACCACCTTTCGTGTCTTAATAATACATCACCATATCCTAAAAATCAAATATTTTTTAAGAAATTTACAAATAAATATTGACAACTGAAAATTATTGCAGTATAGTAATGGTGTCTTAATCAGACACAAGGTGGCCTGTTTTTATTTTTTTACCATTAAGTGTCTGATTTAGACACGACACACACAACATATAGTAAAGGGGTGAGAATGTGAACCGAAAGCTTCTTCGTGGTGTGATGGCGCTACACGGTGACACCAACGCCAAGCTTGCGGCCTATCTCGGCATAACAGAGCAAAGCATGTCGAACAAAATCAACGGAAATGGCACTGAATTCAAGCAGGGCGAAATAGTAAAGATTAAAGCAAGGTATAATCTCGACAGTGACATGGTAGACCGAATTTTTTTTGCCGATATGGTGTCTGATTTAGACACAACCGAAGCTTAAAGAATGCAACAATCGACACAGAAGGTGATGCCTAACAATGGAAAAGACCGTGACTGAATTCAAAGTCGGCAATGCAATTGTCAGGATTCATCCTGGCAACAAGTCAAAAGAAGAAAGGAGAGCAATTGCAGAAGATGCGGCAAGAAAGTTGTATAGAGCGCTTCAAAAGGCGAATAAAAACAAAACGATATAGGGTCTGGCTTGGCAAGCGAATAATCGTTTGCACAGTGTTTGCCGCTGTTGTGTCGGTGCCGTTCTTTGTTGTTCGTGGCGGTGAAGCCAAGGCAGCGGAAAAGTCTGTTGAAGTGGTTGTCATGCAAGCTGTGGAGCCTGAAAAAACAGCGGTCATGAATGTGCCGGAAATCGTTGAAGTTGTTGCTGAAGAACAGCCTGTTAAAGAAGCACAAACGATGGTTTCTGTCAATGTTTACGATGTGCCACTTGATGTGGAACTTCAGCTTTTTATTATCCGTGAATGTGAAAAGCATCACATTGAACCGACAGTCATTCTTGGCATGGCGCAAAGGGAATCGAATTTCACTGCTGATGTCATTGGTGATGGCGGTGATTCTTTCGGAATGTGGCAGGTTCAACCAAGATGGCACCAGGACAGAATGAACAAGCTTGGTGTCACTGACTTACTTGATCCGAAGCAGAACGTGGTTGTTGCCATAGATTACCTTGCAGAAATGCTTGACTGGTATGACGAAGATATTGCCAAGGCGCTGACTGCTTACAACCAAGGAAGCTTCAAGGGCGTTGTCAGCAACTATGCAAAAGCAGTTCTTGAAAACAGTGAAAACATCAAGAAAGGAATGGTGCAAATGTATTACACTGACGATCCGTTATCTGATTTTGATAGATGGGATGCAGATCAGCAGAAACAAATTGGTCAGCTTCCAGTGTGCGCCGATTGTGGCCAACACATTCAAGATGAAAGAGCCTATTACATAAATGGTGAGTGGATTTGCATGAATTGTATGTCTTGTTATGAAAGAGAGGTTTTACCGGAATGAAGAATGAAAAACACTCGCTTTCTTTTAGCGGTGGAAAAGACAGCACTTTTTTGCTGTTGGAGTTAATTCGCAGAAAATATCCTCTTGATGAAGTTGTGTTTTTTGATACTGGTTGGGAATTCCCTGCGATGTATGAACACATCGAAAAAATCAAAGCGCTGTGCAAGGAGAATGCCGTTGACTTTGTAACACTTCACCCACCCAAAAGCTTTGATTATTTGATGTTTGACCACATAACAAACAAAGGCAACAGGGGTTATTCGTGGTGTGGTGGGAATTCACGATGGGGAACAGCGTACAAAACACAAACGCTTGATAAATATCACAAACAAAACAAAGACTGCGTTGCTTATATCGGGATTGCTGCTGACGAAACTGAAAGATTAAACAAAGAACGTGAAGACTTTAAACGATATCCACTGGCAGAGTGGGGCATAACGGAAGCTGAGTGTTTGCAAGGGTGTTATGATGCCGGGTTTGATTGGGGTGGTATGTATGAACACCTTGACCGTCTTTCGTGCATGTATTGCCGAAATAAAAATCTGAAAGAATTGCGAAACATTCGCAAGCATTACAACGGCGTATGGGAGAAATTGAAGGATTGTCAAAGCCAGACAAATCTTCCATACAAAACCAACGGCACAACTATTTTTGACCTTGAAAAGCGATTCTGTTTTGAAGAAGAAAGAATTGCTCAGGGTTTATCTATTACTAATCGTGATTTTTACAAACAACTAAAAACCATCTTGCAAGAAGGGTGAAAGAAATGAAACACGGGACACCAAAGCCGCATTTTGAAACGTGGTGCAATTCTGATGGCGAACCACTAATTACCCATCAAATTGGGTACGAATGTCCGTTTTGCGGTGATGCAGACATAAAGGAATTTTGTCCTAACTGTGGGGCAAAAATGGATTGGAAAGAAGGGTATGAAAATGACACTTTACGAAATTGACCAGGCAATCATGGCCTGTGTGGATGGCGAAACTGGCGAAATCATTGACGGCGAAGCCCTTGACAGTCTGATGATGCAGCGCAATGACAAGCTTGAATCTGTGGCGTTGTGGATCAAGAACCTTCAGGCTGATGCCCTGGCTTTCAAAGCTGAAAAAGAAGCTTTTGACAAGCGTGAAAAGGTTGCAACGGCAAAGGCAGAATCGCTGAAGAAATGGCTTTCACAAGCACTGTGCGGCGAGAAATTCAGCACTACACGGTGCGCCATAAGCTTCAGGAAATCCGTCAAACTTGAAGTTTTGGATGCTGATGTCATTCCAAAAGAACTGATGGTGGAAACGATCACAGTCAAGCCGGATGCCAACGCAATCAAGGCGCTGTTGAAAGAAGGCACAGAAGTCAGTGGGTGCCAGTTGGTTGAAAACTTAAATATACAAATTCGCTGAAAGGAGAACGGAAAATGGCTTTTAATCCAAGGGAACATTTAATTGATTTAAAAGGCAAGCAATATCTGCAAGTTCTATGGCGTCTTGTCTGGTTCAGAGAAGAAAAGCCGCTGTGGAGCATAGACACAAAGCTTGAACAACTTGCAGAAAATCATGCGGTCTTCAGTGCGAAAATCTACGATGAAAACGGTGTGCAGAAGTCGGCAGGTTATGGCAGCGAAAGCATGAAAGACTTCAGGGATTATATAGAAAAAGCAGAAACAAAGGCGGTCGGCAGAGCTTTGGCCATGCTTGGATATGGCACACAGTTTGCGCCGGAACTTGACGAAGAAGAACGCATTGTTGATGCGCCTGTGGAGAAACCTGTGCCGAAAAAGAACATGCTGTTTGAATGTGAAGTTTGCGGCGAAGTTATGAAGCCTTATGTGGGCGTGAATGGCGAAGAAGTTGGTGTCAGAAAGCATTATCAGGCATCAGTCAAAAAGTTTGGCAAGCCGATCTGCATCAACTGCATTGAAAAAATGAAGAAAGAAGGCGCTGAAGCATGAACAAGTGGTTTGGAATAGGAAGATTGGTTGCTGATCCTGATGTGAGAAGCACACAGTCGGGCAAGCAGGTTGCAACATACAGAATGGCTGTTGACAGACAGTTCAAACAGGATGGACAGCCGACAGCGGATTTTCTCACAATGGTTGCCTGGGGCAACAACGCTGATTTTGCATCCAAGTATTTGCACAAGGGCATCAAGATTGCTGTTGAAGCCAGGGTGCAGACCAGAAGCTATGAAGACAAGGATGGCAAACCAGTTTATGTCACTGAATTTGTTGTTGAAAGGCATGAATTCTGCGAAAGCAAGAAATCTGAAGGCAATCGCAATGCTGCTGATATCGAAGACATTGATGATGATATTGATCTTCCGTGGAACTAACCTTTTTTGAAGGGCGGTGACAGTATGGTCAAACGCATTTGCGATAACTGTGGAAAAGAATTTGACACATACAAAAGTTATGACAAACGGAATTACAAACACAGGTTTTGTTCCAAGAAATGCGAAGGCGAATTCAGAAATCTAAAAAACTCCGTTTCTCACTGGCAGGGTGGCAGCGTTTCAGGTTCCACAGGATACAAATACATCATGTATCAAGGTAAGGCAATAGAGGAACACAGGCTTGTGATGATGAAACATTTAGGCCGTGATCTGAAAGAAGACGAAGTTGTTCACCACATTAACGGAAACAAATTGGACAACAGAATTGAAAATCTTCAATTGATGACACGTTCCGAACACCACAGTTTGCATCGTAAAAAAGCCGTTTATTGCGTTTGCAGAAGGTGTGGCAATACAAGGCATCACAAGGCAAGGGGGCTTTGTTCTAATTGCTACCATACAGTTTTATTAAAAGGGGAATTAAGCAAATATGCCAAAATATCACAACAAAAAAATAGTGGTTGATGGAAACGAATTTGATTCCTTGAAAGAGGTGCGCAGGTGGCAGGAATTGAAGCTGCTTGAACGTGCAGGAAACATCACGGAGCTTGAAAGGCAAGTCAAGTTTGTCTTAGTTCCGGCACAATATGCGCCTGTGCTTGATAAGAAGAAAGGCATCTGGAAAGAACGCTGTGTCGAACGTGAATGCGCCTATATTGCCGATTTTGTCTACAAAGACAGCCAAGGCAATCGACATGTTGAAGATATCAAGGGCTATAAAGGCGGCGGTGCATATGCTGTTTTCACGGTTAAACGCAAGCTGATGTATTACATACACAACATCATCGTTGAAGAAATATGAAAGGAAATAAAATCATGACCATAGTTGAATATCAGGCACTGGCAATGAGGACGAGCAACAAAGAGCTTCCCAAAGAAATGCACCTTCTGAATGGCGCTTTGGGGCTGTCTGGTGAATCCGGCGAAGTGGCCGACATGGTAAAGAAGCACTGGATGCAGGGTCATCCTCTTGATGTTGATGCCATTGTCAAAGAATTGGGTGACATCTGTTGGTATATAGCAGAAGCGGCAACGGCAATCGGTGTTGATATGGAAACCATCATGAAGATGAACATCGAAAAGCTTCGCAAACGCTATCCAAACGGATTTGAAACACAGCGCAGTGTGAACAGAAAAGCAGAAGACAAGTGAATTATATAAGAGGTGAACAGAAATGAATAGTGAATGTTTTGAAGAATTGGTAAATGAAATTCGTGAAAAGAGCTTTGACACTCTTTTGAAACGAAATGCGAAATACGGCAACGAAGATAGACTGCACAACTTCAGGGTTGGTGCAAGTATTATTGGCGGCACACCTGCGCAGGCTGCACTTGGCTATATGGCAAAACACATGGCTTCCCTTATAGATAAGGTGCAAGCGAATGATTTCAGTGACCGTGAAGATTTTTTGGAGAAAGTT